TGGCCAGAAACTAGATCCCAAAGATCCGGCCAGTGCCAAGATAATTGCACAAGTACAACAAGCCCAGGGCGGCGCACAACAAGCAGGTGCAACACCACCGACAACAGCACAACAACCCGGTGCCGCACCTCCAGCACAAACACCTGCCGCACTAGACCCACGCGATCTAAACAAAGATGGCACAGTGGATGCAACAGAAAAATCTATCGCTAGAAACAAGGCTAAAACAGGAGCTCAACAGCCGGGTGCCGCTACTGCTCCGGCAACAGCCGCAACAGCCCCTGTCGCTAGTACTGCTCCAGCCAGTCAGAGTCCAGAAGAAATTCGCAAGGCCAAACAGGCCGCTGCCGCACAAACAGCACAAGCACAAATGGACGGTTCGGCACAGCAAGCTCAAACAGCCACCAATGATGTAATGAACCGTATGACCAAGCAGTTGGGTGCACCACCCGCAGGCGGTCCCGCACAGACCACGCCAAACTTTGGCAAACAAATGACTGGGTATGGCAAGACCACAATCAATGCGCCCACAGGTATTCCTGCTGTGGCCAAACCTGCTGTACCTGCCACTACCAATGCCACCACACAACCGGCACAACCAGAACCACAAGGTACCACATTGGATTTGGATCAGTTCAAGAAAGATCAAGCTGCCAAACGAGCACAGCAAAATGCTCCAGCAACGGCCGGCTTCTTACAAACCAAACTAAACGGTGGCGGTGTAAAACAAACACAACCAGAAATGGCCAGTATTGATTTCAGCGCCGCATTGTTACGCAAGATGAAGCAACGAGTATGATATTAACTGAAGGTGGAAACATATTTAAAAATGCCGAAGGTGCTGAGCTCACTCGTCGTATCAATCGTGCTGAAATTCCCACCACAATTGCTTGGTTAGAAAAAATCACTGGCTTAGATTTCAGTGAAGAAAAGGACGAAGAAGATGTTCCTACCAAATGGCTAGGAAGCACCGGTCGCAAAGACGACAGTGGGGACTTGGATTTATCAGTTGATGATCGGGCTATCACCAAAGAAGTGCTAGTGGATGTATTAAGTCGTTGGTGCCTACAACAAGGCATTCCTGCAGATCAAATACGCAACCGTGCTAAAACAAAAGCGGCTCCCGCTTGGAAAGAAGGTTGGGTAGAGTTAACTGGTGACAGCGTACACTTTCGAACACCCATCAACGGCAATGCCAAAAATGGATTTGCACAAACAGACTTCATGTTTGGTGATCCCAAGTGGCAAGCATTTGCCATGAAAGGCGCCAAGCAGGGTGACCAATACACTGGTATGAGCCGCCATGTTATCTTGGCTAGCATAGTAACAGCATTGAATCCCACACTAAAGTGGAGTTACAAAAACGGAATAGTAGATCGTAACACTAACGAAACTATAGAAGGTGGTAGAGATCCACAGATGTTGAGCAAGGTAACAGGCATCCCAGTGCCCAGTTTAATGTCAGCAGATAAAATCATTGCAGCCATACACCGTCGCCCTGACTATAATGTACTGATTGCTGGAGCTAGAGAAACATTAGCAAAAAGTAATATACAACTACCAGAGTCTGCTAGTCAGCCTGGAACTGCCAATTGGTTTAGAGAGTTAAGCCACAGATTATGAAATTAGACTTCCTAGATTACCTCTTTGAGGCCGGTGAAGGCCCTCGTATTCCGCACCCCGAAGACAGTATCTTTGCAGGCAGTGCGGCCGCCACCAAAGCCATTGGCGCCTTAAAAGAAATCATTGCCCGTCCTGGCGCAGGCAGTATCAAATGGGATGGCGGTATTGCCCTGTACTTTGGTTACGATCCCACCGGCAAATTCTTTATCAACGACAAATACATGCCTGAGGGATTTTATGCCCACAGTCCTGCAGATTGGCAACGATATGATACAGAAATGAAAAAGTCCAAGGTTGCTAGAACTGACCTGTACCCACAGCTGGCAGCGATCTGGCAAGGCATGCAAGCATCTGTGACTGAGAAGTCGGTATTCAAGGGCGACTTGATGTGGACCGGAGAATTACAGCCAGTGCAAGGTAAGTTTGTCTTCAAACCAACCACAGTGGAATATCGTGTACCGGTTGACAGCTCATTGGGTCGACTGATTGCAGGTAAAGCTGGAGGTATTGTTGTGCATCAAAAAGATGGCGCACCATGGGATGGCAAGTCAGGATTGGTCAATGCTGGCAATGTGGCCATATTGACACCCACAGCAGGCATCACATTCTCGCTGAAGAATCCTGTTAGACTGGTCGCAGATGCAGAAAAAGCAGTGGCCCAGGGTGGCCCATTGGCTGATAAATTTTTAGCCGGACTAGATGGTGTGGCTAGAGAAGCAATCAAAACCTATATGAACAAAAAAATAACCAAGCAAACTCAGGAAGATCTTCCTGAGTGGCTAATGAACTACAAAATCAGTGCCAAACAAAAGAAAGCACTAGTAGGCGATAATCAAGGCGGTTATTTGTACAGGGACGGTCGCGGATTGACTGCTTTGTTTGCTGTTTGGAACGCAATTTACCGCCTCAAGGACAATCTAGCTCAGCAGTTAGAGCCACAGGTCAAAGGCTTTGAACAGTGGACTGGCGGGCAACAAGCCGGTGAGGGTTTTGTATTTCCCACCAGCCAAGGGCTAATCAAGCTGGTAAATCGTGCCGGCTTTGGTGCGGCTCACTTCAACAAGTAACTGACAGTTTTTTTATCTAGATGATAAATATTTGCATGAGGCGTAAGCCCATATAATTTAAAGGAAAAATAAAATGGCAACATTTACAAGAGCAAACGGCGGCGCATTAGCCGGTGAATTCGTAGGACGCGACCTTAAGTGGGTAAAATGCACATCAACCAGCATTGAAACAAGCCCTGGTGCCGCAGACAGCGACTTTGAAAAAGTAGTTCGTATTTTGCAAAAATACAGCACAGTTACAATCGTTGGTACTCCAGCTTCTAGCAACGCCATGTTCGTTGTTGAAGGTCTTCCAACTACAGTTGGTGACAACTCAGCAGACCAAAGCGGTGGTACAGCTATTGTTAACCAATTGAATGCAGATGCAAACGTATCGTTGGGTTCCGCCGCCGTACGTTTCACTGTGTACAGTGGTCTAAGTGGCAACACATTCGCTTAATTCTTAATTAAGTTGAAGAAAAGAGCACAGTTTCGACTGTGCTTTTTTTATGGCCATAAGTATTAGCATGAGCAACTTAGAATACTTTACATTGATTACACTGGTGGATATTACTCGCACTGGTATAACTCGAAACTATGCAGGCGAAGAACATCTTCGCGATCAACAACGCAACTGGGAAACAGTATTACAGGTGCTGGGCATAAGAGCTCAACCCACTGTGGTTGATGGTCCTATAACAGACACAGTCGAAGAGTTTGTTGTTAAAAATTTGTTTGGCGACATGTATTCAGGAGAACAGCGTATATGGGCTGTGGGGTTCAGCATTGAACACCGAGGTGTTTATAAAAAAGATGACAACCAATTGGCACTGCTAGAAGAAGACTTCAATCAAGTTCCGGTGATAACAGGCATGGATGAAACAGCCCGATTCATACTGCCCATTTTTTACAGTCACGGTGCCATCAAGAACATTGCATTCAAGTCCGGCTCATTGAGATAAACATTACTTGTATAATTTTAGTACAAACACTAAATACTAAACTGATGCTACGGCACCATCAAGGCTCACAATTACGGCTTACTTTAGGCACAAAGAAAACGCATCGCTCATGTTGAAAGCGAGTTTAGGGTATGGCTGTGGAAATTGAAAAGAAAAGTCTTGAGGCGCACGTGGAACTTTGCGCTGAAAGGTATGACCAATTGGACAAGAGATTAATAGGGGTTGAAACCCGAATGGAAAAAATCGAGGGACACATTGTGGACATCAAGGAAGCAATTGAACAGTCCAGCAACGGCCAAAGCAAACAACTGATTGCCATTGGCACAACCATAATTGGTGTACTGATCACAGCCATAGTCGCTCTAGTTATTCATCTAGCACAAAAATGAAAATAGTAGAAATTGCCGGCGGCAAACTACAGCTTCCTATCACCAATGAAGAAGCAGAAATACTGGAAAAATTCACAGATACTCGGATTTCACGCAGTGAGCTGACCGAGCGCGAAATATACATAGCCAATCAACTAGTCAACAAAGATGTGCTAATTCGAAAAAATACAGATGGCAAAATCACCTACAGCAAAAAAATCTAAAATCAAACGCCAAGCAGTCCGCCAAGTCAAAATCGAAATGGTTAAAACTGCCGCGGATTTGGCCAGTTCATATGTAAAAAGTTGGGCCAAGACCGAAGTCAACAAACTGATACTTGATAGCACCAACCCAGTAATTGTGCCAATTAAAAATGGGTTACAAGTTAATCTACACAAAGTAATAAAACGCAACAACATGTGTTGGCAATTGCTCAATCGGTACAACGAGCAGATAGCAGAATTTTCCCATAAGAAAAGTGCTGTGCTTTACAGCATTTTGTACCAACAGGCCAAGTACTCGTCTGCAGATACTGTACTGCGTACAGATCAAATGCTAAGTAAGTTAGAAGCAGATTTTTATCATTATTCGCACAACATGCACCAAGCAATACAGCGTAAAAACTATGAAGCAATTGATATTTTGGCCGCTAGATACTATGATACACAACTTCTGCTAAACGAAGCTAGAAATGAATTAGAAAAAACTTTAAGAATGAATAAATACTTAAAAGTTTGGGAAACTGGAAACAACTATGAAACTAAATGATTTGGGCTACAAGCCAACACCACGGAAAATAAACAAAGTTACAGAAAGCCGCTTTGGCTTCAAGATTGACTTTGATAACATGACCTTTAAAAAGGCCTATAATCTAGCCACAGGCATTACCGAAGGCCTAAACACAATCAAGCGTACACATGGTATCCATGTAGCTGAGAAGAATCCCAAGTATATGGAATTGTTGATGGTGCGTGAAGGCATTCACAGCTGGATGGCTGAAAACAAGCGCCACTTCATTGTTGAAAGTGAAATGGCCAAGTCAGAAGCAATCCTAGCGGCCAAGAGCATGGTTGATGAAATCCAAGACATGTTGGAAAAAATCAGCAAGATGCAAAACGAACAGATGCCTGCCCTATTAGACACAATCCGTGACCAAATCAGTTCAGAGAAGGCCGATGGCTTCAAGAACGCAGTTAGCCCAATCCTACAAGATCTAGCACAGACACTACAACAAGGCCGTGAATCAGCTGATTCAGCCGCTCGCGTGTTGGCCGGTGAACAAGAGTCTGGTATGGACATGGGCATGGGTGGTATGCCCGGCGCAGGCGGTCTAGGTAACGACGAATTGGCTGGTATTGCTGCAGGTGAACTTCCCGGCGGATCAGCTCCAGAAGGTGATGCATTTGCAGCCACTGATGCGGCCGCAGGCGGCGAAGCAGAATTGGGCAGAGAG